TCGTATGGCATTAATATGTAATCAATGTTTACAAACAAACACCCAAAGGAGGGCAATATGACAACATTAAGACAGACAACTAATAACGAAATACTAGCTAACGCTATGAAGCATGCAGAAAAGCCAACACTTTCAAGCATTATCCTTATGTATGTATGGGCATACAAAAGTAAACCTGCAAGCGATGCAACATATGTTGGAATTCTTGAGGCTGTATTTGAGTACATTGATAACACTCGCTGGGTTGCACTAAGCCCGCAAGAAGTATTTTCTGCTTGGTTAATCCAATCACAAGAAATAGCTTCTAGTGGTTTTACAAAATACCAAGAAAACATGAATTTTCATTTAAACCAAGTGGTTCAAGACTAACTGATGAGACCTGATTGGTCGAAACGCCGTGAGGCGTCTTAGTCAAACAAACAGCCAAGGAGGCAATTATGACAACATTTAACGTATATCAAATAACAGTAAGCAATGAGGTCTATGACTTTGTTAATACAGATGGTGAGAGCCATACTTCTGCTGGTGAGAAGTACCCTGAGTACAAAGCAAAATTAGAAACAATGATGGGTTTTAAAGATTGGAGTGATTCCTACTTCAAACATTACACGCATGTTTGTGATGTAAAGATCGAGGGAAACAATCCTGAAGATGTTTTTATTGCTCTTAACTCTGGTTCTGATTATGCACTTGATACAGCACTATCAATCGTCAAGCATACAAACTTTCACAGCTTGAGCGTTGGTGACATTGTTGAAGATGATCTGGGTAACTTTTATTTCTGCGACAGTTATGGCTTCAAGAAGTTTAATAACCCAAGAGTGTTACAAGAGGAGGTGATACGCAAAGCAGGCTAACTGATGAGCTCTCAATGAGCGAAACTCCCTACGGGGAGTCTTAGTCAAAACAATTACTGGGAGGTAAATATGACAAAACTAAATACTAAAACTGATGCTCAAATAACTTGGGAACAAGAAATGGTTATTGCTACTGAGATCATGGGCATATGTGAGAAAGACGAGCTTATTCAACGTGAGCACACAAACTTCTTGAATTATGTTGAGCTCAAAAGATCATTCCATGATCAAGCAGAAGACATGGTTAGATGGATCACTAAAGAGCAGTCCAAGGATCATGGACTGGTCCAATCCTTTGCTTACTTCATGGACAAGGGCTACACCATTAACACGCCTGACAGATATAAGTACAGATCAGCGGTCTTCAATGATCTTGCTGAGGCTATCAAGAATGATTCTGAGTACAACATATATGACATAGTTCGTAGATGGGATATGTACTATCACTCATAGGCTAACTGATGAGACCTGATTGGTCGAAACCTTCTCTTTTCCCCGCGAATCGAGGAGGTCTTAGTCAAACAAACCTTAGGAGGGAATATGACAACAATAGAAATGAAGAAAAAAATAATAATACCAACTGAAAAATGGGTAGAGCTGTATGGAGAATTATCAAGTTACATTCTTGAATACTCTTCCCTTGATCAAATCTGGACAATAGACGAAAACGGCACAGAGGTTTACACAGAAGAGAAGCAAGATCAGTTTATTGATATTGCTAATACTGTAGAAGCAATAATGCGAGAAAGCGGTTTAGTTAAAGAGGGGGAGGAGTAATGGATAACTACACAGCTGTAGGTATTGCAGAGGGATTCATTCCAGCTGATCATGAGGATCAAGTCAGGGAGGCATGGCAACATTTAGTTGACACTGGTCTAGCTTGGCAACTTCAGGGCTGGTTTGGTAGAACTGCAATGGGTTTAATAGAACAAGGTTTAATAACACAAGGAGGTGAATAATGAACTTAAAAGAAGCAATGAAAGATTATAAAAGATACGACTTTGAAGTTGTGGTCACAAAGACCTACAAAATAGAAGTACATGAAAAAACACACGAAGAGGCTAAAAAAGCTTTAATGTTTGCATGGATGAATGGTGCAAATGAAGAGCCAGTAGAAACCGTAATTTCAATAGAGGAGGTGAATAATGAGCCTAAATAATCAGAACTCTAAATTTGTTTCTTACTTTCTAGATTTTTATCGTGATAGTGGAGATGACATAGCACCCTTAGAGGCGTGCAAGTATTTAAAAATGTATAGAACAAATTTTCCTAATCTATGGAGCGGTGGAGACAGCCTAGATAGAGAAAAGGTTTATGAATTATTTTTAATGGGTAGAGCAGATGCTATTGCCAAAGAGCACAAACAAATGGAGGTGAAATAATGAGTGCGTATTTATGTAATGCAGATCATATGGGTGAGATGGGTAAGTTCTTTGGGAACGGTAGCGTCCCTATGTCTAGTGATAAGATTGTTAGTCATGCCTATAACTTAGTAACGAGGGAGAGGATTTCTTTTTCTTCCCCGCAGGAGGCGGTTGAGATACTTGCAAGGGCTAATGTTACAAGCCTACAGGCTAGGTATCCTGATAACTGGAAGAGTTTCTTTACATGGAACCCTGAAGGCAAAGACAATGAGTTTGATGAAAGCATGGTTCTGCTTTACATCAATCAATGTCAATCAAGAACCAGTGGCTACCCCAAGGTAAGTACCAAAGACCTTTACGGCATGATCAAGTGCTATATGTATCAGTCCTGCGAGCATGAGGACTGGGTAAAGTCTGATGCCTACTGGCTGTCCAAAGCCTTGCTTGATGTTGTTACTAGCGATCTTGTTGGTGACTTAAGTGTCTGGGAATATAGACCAGAGGAGGTAGCGTAATGACTTGTTCAGAATGTGGCGGCAACTCCAGAGTTGTAGATGTACGCAAGTACGTTGACGGATCAGTCAACAAACGCAGACGAGAATGTCTGGAATGTAAAAGAAGGTTTACTACATACGAGGAGGAATATAAAAAGAAAAAGTAAACAAATTAAAAGAGAAGCGGGGTAATTACCTCGCTTTTTTTTGCCTTTTTTAAATGTCAAGACTGTTATTGATTTTTCTTTTTGGTAGACTAGTAGGTTCCATGTTAATAAAAGAAGCCATAATAAAAATAGCCAGAGATCTGAAATCAGAGAACGGCTTTCACTATCAAGAAAAACTAATTCTTGATAACTATCCTAATGATCTGACAGAATCAGATATTAAAAAAGCAATGATGGCTGTTGCTTCAGTATCAGACGTGTTGCTTGATCTAAAGTAAATCTATTTCTTTTATTGAATCTTCGTAGTTGTTTCCAAGTTTTGACCACTCAGCATCTCCACTCATTTTGTATACCCATCCGCTTGCCTTGTGCTTTCTGCCATGAGGGTTGCTTGGTATCCATCTGATCATAACTCTGTCGTGTCCATTTTCTAGAAACTTTTTTTGAAGCTCTTCTTTTTTGCTCATATCAGTGTATGGTTTTTTTACCGTCCTTATGATAAACGAAAACCTCACTTAATTCACCCATAAGATCTAATCCTACTTCGTGCAGTGCCTCTTCCGCCTCCTCCCAGTTTGGAGCAACTATGATTAATTCTTGTGATGTGTCATCAATGTTGGTAAGTGAACCAAGGAATATTTTCATATTACCATTTAACTTTGTTTGCCCAGTAAGCGGCAGACATCTTTCCTCTTGATATATTTTTGGCGTGTCTTGCTTTGAATGATTTCTTTCTGGCTTTGTTTTTTGCGGTGGTTGGATTTTTTCCCGCCCCGCTCACGCCCTGCTGACCAAACCTAATTGTTTTTACTTTGGTTCCTTGCTTGGCTACTACAACGTGTGATTTAGTTTTATGACTTGGTGTTCGTTTAGGTTTATTAAAACCACTAACGCCAGCTCTTGTAAGTCTTGAATCTTTTTTAGACATTATCTTTTCTTTCCTTTGTGCAAACCATGTCTTGCGTGTTGTTTGCCCTTGGCGGTAGCTTGTCTTTTCTTTTTGTTTGCCTGTGCTAGCTTGCTTCTTCCTTTGGCTGTGGACTTTAGTTTCTTAATTGTTTTAGCTGGGGCGTAGACCTCTCCAGTAGTTGAGGACTTCTTTCCGCTTGGAGTTCTCCATTTCTGTTTGGTCCATCTTTTTAAAGACTTTTGTTGTTTCTTAAGTGGCATTCTTTTTCTTAGCGTTTGCCTTCCTTCTAACTCTAGAAACTTTTCTTTTTGGCTTTGGCTCTTTCATTAGGTGTGATTCCTGCCTGTTGAGACTCCATTCAACAAATCTGTCAAATAATTTTCCTATCATTACTTGTAGCCTCCGCCTTTTGCTTTATACATTTTTGCTAGCATCTGGGCTTTTCTTGCGGACCACTGTCCAGCACGTCCACCCTTTGATCCAGCCTTGATCCTGTTAAAAAGATTTTTACGCATAGTTGGTTTAGTATAGTTACCAGCAGAATTAACAGTGGACTTTTTCTTTCCTGGTTTTTTAGCAGGCATTACTTTTTAGTTTTTTTGCCTTTCTTTGCACCCTTTTTCATTGGGGGTCTTCCTCTTGTTTTTCCGTATGTTCCTTTTCCTTGTGGCATGTTATGTACTCCTAAATTTTCTTACTACTCTATGATAGACCATATCCTTCATGCCCTTCATAGACCTTGTATGCTCTGGTAGTTCGTCCCATGCTTTTTTTCTTTCCTCCCGCGTTGGAAGGTCAGCAATGGTGTTGACGATTCCCATTTGCATAGATGTAAGATATACCAAATCTATAAAATTTTCATCTATATCACTAAGATAGTTCATACGCTCCTGATGGGATTTTAAAAGACTAATTCTATGTGCGTATTGTAATATGTTTATTTGACCTGTCTGATCTGTGTGCTTCACTTCTTGTTGTGCAGATCATGATTGTATAAAGCAAAGAACCCATAATGAATTACCTTAAGTATATCAGCCCTGTTCTTTCCTTCTTTTTTGCCATAGCGTTGTGCATATTTCATCACATTACCCATGCAGAACCCTTCACCGTGCCCACTATCCATTATGAACTCTGTGGCTTGAAACCTGTTTAATGAATAATGCTGGTCATAAGTCTTGTCCACATATTTTGCAAACTCTTCTATAAGATCTGCTTCGTTATATTTATAATCTATTTCTGTTTTTTTTCTTTGCATTCTTTATCCTTCTTTTTTTTCTTTTCCCCAAAAATCTTATCAAAGTTTTCATTAAACTTATCTTTATTGGAAACCCTGTCGCGATCTCCCTTTCCACCATGCCAGCCCCCAAGCCTTTCTCGTGTTGTCATAATTTTTCCTCAGTCATTTTCTATTAGTTCTACAAGTCTATCCAGTAAATCTGTTTGCTTCCCGTACCTTCTTTCAAATTCATTTTTAAAAGGATGCCGTGAAACATACATGTCATTGTTTGCACCCTCTCTGTGATGTTTATAACAAAGAGGTAAGGTTAAAAGATGTGCCTGCGGTTTTGTTTTTCCGTCAATGTGATGTATTTCTGCGGGAGAGTAACAACCATAAAACAAATGACAGACTACACAGCCAAAATTGGCTATGGAATCCATCCACTCTTTTTCTTTTTTAGTTGGTGATCTTCCTCGCATAGTCCTTAAGTAACATTTTGTTATTGTTTGTAACGTATTCCTTGTATGTAATTTCAGGTTCGTTATGTTTTCTTCTCTCAGTTTTGCACTCTTCGTACATCATTTTGCAATAATCTTTAAAGGTATTATGCTCCATATCTATTCCTCTCTGATCTTAGGTTAGCCATTTTTGTTCTCCACTCTTCAAACTGCATATCAACAGCCTGCTTCTCTGTCTGCAAAGCATCAAGGCTAGCCTTAGCACCTGCAACGTGTAAGGATGCCTCATAATAGCTCTCAGTAGCCTCTGCTTTAGATTTTTGAGCATTGTAACTACGCTCTCCATCCTCCTTGGCTTGGCAAAGCTCTATCCAAAAAACTCTTTTAAGATTTACTTCAGACTTAAGCACGTTGACTCTTGCCTCAGATATTTTTGGTATAATTGCTCTTAGTTGTTCGTGAAAGTTCTCAGATCTGTCCATATTCTTTTCTTCTCCCGAATGCGATGTCTGCTGGATCAAGGAACTTAGATCGACTTCCATCGAACCCTAGCTCAAACTCTCCTAGCTCACCCATTCTATTTTTTCTTACTATAACCTCTGAGTTTCCTGTTTCAAGTGAATCATAATAATCACCCCTGTAAAGCATGATTACCATATCAGCATCTTGTTCAATAGAACCAGAGTCCCTTAAATCTGAAAGAACTGGTCTCTTATCCGTTCTCGACTCCACACCCCTGTTTAATTGAGATAACGAAATTAGCGGACAACCTACGTCCTTTGCCAATCCTTTCAGAAGATTTGAAATATAAGTCATCGAAGCAGTTCTGGAATCAGAGTTGCTTGGTGCTTTATTTGATGTCATTAGTAGTTGTAAATAATCTACTACTATTAAATCTATATCCTTAACCGCTTGTATAGATTTAGTTTTATTAATTAATGTTTCTATTGTAATTGGTGACTTATCATAGACATATAGATTTGTTTTAGATAACTTTTCTTTATGGTCCCTGAAGGTTGTCCACTCTGTCTGGCTCATTCCTCCAGACATCATCTTGTCTATTGTTAGACCAGAGTCTGAGCTTATAATCTTTTTAATTAACTGTTCGTTTGTCATTTCCAAACTAAACATCAAGACAGTCTTACCTTTAAATATATTATGTGATGCTATGTTTAAAGCCCAAGTAGTCTTACCCATTCCTGGTCTTCCAGCCACAATAACAAGATCTCCAGACTTAAAGCCCTTGATCTTTTCATCTATTTCACCAAATCCTGTAGAAATAACATTTTGATCCTCTGTGCCAGCAAGCCTTATCTCTTCCTCAACACTGTCTAAAATATCAGAAACTGGTTTTGGAGTTCCAATGTTTTTTATAATTTTATTATCTATCAGGGATTGATTGACCTGATCTATCTTTTCCTCAATTGTGGTTCTTGACTCTACAATTTCTGGTATTTCTTTTGATAGTTTAAGAAGCTTGTTGTTAGCTGTCTTGTATTTCATTTGCTTAAGCCATCCGTCAAACCCAGCAGGGCTAATACAATAGGTTGCAGCATATTTTATTTCATCAAATAGAATATCATCTTTAATATTGTTTCTAAGAGTAACCATATCTGATGCACGAAGGTCTAGCATGGTTGTATATGCTTTGCCGTATGCAACGCTTTCAAACTCTTCTGGCTCCAAGCCAAGATCCTGTGCGTCCTGAAACTTTGCATGACTTAATATCATTGCACCAATAACATTTGCTTCTAATTCATATATTTCTTTATCCATATCTTCTCTCTATGATTGCTTCAAACTGATTAATTCCTAACATTGTTGTAAGAGGTGGCTTCTTATCCCAAAAAGATCTTATCCATTTTCTATGACCGCTTGAGTTTGCTATTTGAAAATAACTAAACCAAAAATCTTCTGCTACTAAATCTATTTTATTTCCAGTCTTTGGCGAGACTATTCCTTTTCTCCCCAGTTCACGCAGTTCTTTCCATCTTGGTTGTGCCTTAAATGCGTTAGCACTATGTTGATAGAACGACTTGTCTGTCACCTCTTTAAAAATTTCATTAATCCTATCCAAATCTAATATATATATCTTTTTAGTATAGTCTTTAGTATTGTAGCCACCTGACGGCGGGGGGTAGCCAGCATATGGCGATACCTGTATTTTATAAAGATTGCTCGTGTTATCTCTTCTTTCCCAATCGATCAGCTCCATTTCTTTAAGCTTTTTTAAATTACTTTTTATGGCTGACAAAGACAAGTTTGTAAGCTCAGTTAATTTTTTGTGTGATGGATATGATTGACCAAACTCATCTGAGTAGTTTGCTAAAACTATTAAAATTAATTTTTGTGTTGAATTGACTTCAACCTTTAAAACTTTTGTGATGTATTCAAGTGACATGCTTTTCCCTCATGCAGACATTTAACTAAAAAAAATAATCATTGTAAAGTATTGTTTTAAAATTAATTAAATATTACAATCATTGCGGAGGTTTTATAATGACAAAACAAAAAATATACACAGCACTATCTAATGTGCAAAAACATATGCTAGCAAACCCTATTGCAAAAGAAGGTGTGAATAGCTATCAAAAATATAAATACAGAGGTATAGATCAGATCATACAATCTTTTTCTAAACCACTACACGACAATAATGTTCTTACGTTGGTCCAGCCAGACCTGAATGTATCAACTAAGTTTTTAGATGATGGTAGGTCAACACTAACAAGGGTTGTTGGAACTTTGAGGTTTGTTTGTACTGATGACGGGTCTTATGTAGACAGATCATATGTTGGTCATAGCAAATCACAACAGGGAAAAGATCTGGAATCTGCAAGATCTTTTGCTTACAGAAATGCCTTACTTGAAACATTCTGCGTACCGTTTGAGGGTATAGAAGAGCCAGAGTTAGAGGGTGTTGATAAATCTTCACAACCTGAACAGGATCAAGATGAGTTTTCTGTAATAGAGGACTTCAAAAAAGAACTTAAATCTGCTGAAACTAAAGAACAGGCACAACAAATATTTAAAAACTATGACAAGGTTGCAGAGCTTAGTAATGATAAAGAAACAAGAGTTCAATTAAATCTTATATATAGCAAGGCGGTAAAATAATGGTGCAGATAAAACAAGGCACCCCTGCTTGGCATGATCAAAGATCTAACAGGATTACTGGGACAAGACTTCCAAAAGCTGTAGATGAATGTATCTGGACAAAGGGAGATCAGTGGGAGGCACTAGGAAGAGATATCTTTAGAGAGGCAAACCATTTAACACAGGACCCTTTTAATCAATTTGCTATGTTTGCAATGAAGCACGGTACTGACAGTGAGCCCTTAGCCTTAAAAACTTTGGCTGGCATGGGATATAAAATAACACAACCATCTTTTGTTGTTCACCCTGAACATAATTGGATGGGCATATCACCAGACGGAATAATGCTTAAGGGTAGGAATGGATCTATATCAGCGGTAGAAATAAAATGTCCGCAATCTAAGCCATGTACAAACGTAAAGGAACAGAAAAGAAACTACTGGCATCAAATGCAAATGGCTATGGAATGCATGGATATTGATGAAATGCTTTTCTTTCAATGGTATAGCGATACAGAATATTTTGAGCAATGGATATCAAGAGACACCAAGTGGGCTCAAACATATATACCTAAAGCACAAAAGTTTATGGACTGGTACAACGAAAAATCTAAGGATCTTACTTATATTGAAAGATGGTCAGAAGATAAAGATGAACCAGGAATTAATTATAAAACGGTTGAAGATACTGATGAAACATCAGAGCTTGCAACTGTATTAAAAGAACTAAAGCAGCTCAAAGACAAGTCTTCTGTCCTAGATCTTAGGAAAAAAGAATTGTCTGCTATGTTGATAAAAAAACATGGCGGGGCGTTTGGTACGTCTTCAGTGAAATGTCACATGACACAAGCTAGAGGCAGAATTAACTATAGTCGACTGGTCAAGGATCAGAACATTGAAAGAGATGTGTTAGAAGAATACAGATCTGAAGGTGATTCAAGGATTTATACCAAATTACTAGAGGAATAAAAAAATGGCTAATAATAAAAAATCAATTAGTTCAAGAATTGAAGAGGATGTTTACAACAAACTTATAGCAATAAGTAAAAAAGAAGACCACAAATTCTTTGATAGAAAGATTGCTTATATGGTAAATAAAATTTTAGAGTCTTGGGTTAATAAGGAGAAAAATATATAATGGAATACGATAATACTAATCGCGGTGCGATCTGGAAAAACGACAAAAAGGAAACGGAAAAACATCCTGACTTCAGGGGAGAACTGAATGTTAAAGGTGAAGATTTTTTTGTTAGTGCTTGGAAAAGAAAACCTGGTGCTAGTGAAAAATCCCCAGCCCTTAGCTTTAGCATACAACCTAAAAGCGATGTTTCTTTTAAGCCAAAAACTGATGAAGTTTTTCCTAAAAGTACAATTGAAGATGATTTACCATTCTAAAAGGAGCAAAAATGGAACAACAAGAAAATAAAAACATTATCTTAAATGTAGACGGAGAGGCTAGAGAGTATGAGATTGACTCTTTATCCAAGGAAGCCAAGAACAGGTTAAATGTTCTGGGATTTCATACAAATACAATCATGCCTTTGCTTACTGAGATAGTAAGACTGGTACAGCTTGGAAATCAAGTGGATCAGGGACAGCTCACTGAGAAGTTACCTGAGAAGTACGAAGTTGTACAGCAAGAAGAGGTAGAGGCTGTAGAGGCTGAGGAAGAGCCGTCTAACTAAAGATGGATGACAAACTAGAAAAGAGTCTCTCTCACTCAGAGAGGCTCTCGTCTATTCTAGGCGAAGGTAGCCTATCAGGATCTCCGTGCAACGGCGGGGTGTGTTCAACGATGATAGGTGATACAAGATGCAAGACATGCGGACGACATGAAGACGAAATCAACAAATGGAACCAGCTTCCAGAAGAACAAAGAAAAATCATAAACATTAAAAATGCCGCTGAAGGTTTTAAAATAAGACAAGTTTTATCACAAGAAGATAGGTGGAGGGATTTACAAAAATTGAAAACAGATACCAATAAAGCATTTGAAAAAGATTTAAGGGTTGGTCAGGAACTAGAACAATTAGTTCTTGATGCCATAAAAAAGAAATACCCATCAGCAGTACAGGTTCCTGGTAAGTTTAAACCATACGATATATTTGTAGCAGAGAAAAACCTAAAGGTAGAAGTTAAGGTTGACTACAAGAGTCAAGAGACTGGAAACATTATCATTGAGCTTTACATGTTTAATAAACCATCAGCACTATTAAGCACAGAGGCTGACTACTGGATCATACATACGGGAAAAGAGATTCTTTGGGCTAAGCCTAAAAAGATTATTGAGTGCATAATGATAAACAATATAAAATCAAAAGAGATTCTTGGTAGCGGTGATGCACAAAAGAAAATAGCATGCCTTATACCAATAGAGTTATTTAAACAATACACTATTTGACTTTGATAATTTAACAAATTACAATGTTTACATTACTAACTATGAGGGAATTATGGTAATAGATATAACAATAGAAGACATACAAAATCTTAAAATTCATTGTGAGTCTAAGATTTCAGAAATATATGACAAAGAAGGTTTAACAATTCAGCAAAAAGCAGACGAAGCTTCTGTTTACAGACAAAGAATTGAGAATCTTATTGATGTAATACATCAAGCAAAACTAATTAAATAATGAATACTTGGCACGACACTGTTAGGCAATATTACAGGTTCAATAAAATGGGTAAAAACGATTTTACCTATAGAAAATATTTTGATCCTTTGTTTGCTGACATGGACATAAAGAGTATTACTAAAGAACAAATAGCTATTGCAAGGTCTGGGATAAACGGATCACCAGGAACTGTTAATAGATATTTAAACTACTTCAGAGCCGTACTTATGTATGGCTACGAAGAGTTAGGGTGGTTGGACACCAAGCCTATGATTAAAAGAGTAAAGGAACTCCCTAAGAGAACCAAGTATTTTACTCTGGAAGACATTAAAGTTTTACATACAGTGCTCCCCCTGCACTTAAAAAAACCTTTTGTCTTCTCCCTCCTTACTGGGGTGAGGATGTCCAACTGCTTTAATCTTAAATGGGATGACATAAATAAAGATCAGATTTCTATAGATGGAACTGAAACAAAAAACGGAAAAGGTCTTTCGGTCCCACTTAACAAGAAATGCAGAGAGCTTCTGTATTCAATTAAAAAAGAAAGCCCGTATGTTTTCACATATTCTGGCAGAAAGATTAACAGAGCCTCTAACACTGGATGGTATAACGCTTTAAAGAAAGCAAACCTAGAAGGATTTAGATGGCACGACATACGTCACACTTGGGCTACTCATCATGTGCAAAATGGAACCCCCTTACATACATTACAGCATCTTGGTGGGTGGTCTGATTTTAATATAGTGAATAGATACGCTCACCTTTCCAAGGACTATCTTAGCGATGCTTGTGAGGTCAGCAATAGTTTGGTATCTTAGATACTTAAACCTTCAGCGGGGTTGGTTATTTTTCATACCTCCCTCAATAGTATGTTTACTAATCCCGCTTTTTCTTCTTCTTAATTCTTTCTAAACCGTCTTGTAGGATCTTATTATATTTAAGATGTATTTTGTGCTTATCTTCGTCTATCTGATCTGACAATCTTGAATACCTTGCGTAATCCTTTTCTCGCAAATTCATAATTGTCTTTTCTCTTTGACCTAGTTTTCTAAGTTCTTTGTCTGCTGATTTCACAGCCTCTCCTAGTTTAAGATATTCTGAATCAAATCCTGTTCTTTCTACATAGTCTCTTAATGCAGCCTTATTGTTATCTTTTTTATAGTTTGTAAACTCTCCAACTTTTTGAGAAATAATATCTTTGTTTTTATAAAAGTTGCTTGCGTCAACATAGTCCATGGGGTCTGCTGTTAGGACTCTAACGAATGGAACCTCGTTTAATTCAATGCTTTCGTTTGTTCCTGTTGTAAGGTTGTTATATACCTTTCCAGATATTGATGCTGTTCTTTCAGCCATGGTATACATGCCACCAAGATAGGACTGCAAGTAGAACTTTATTTTGTCTGGGCTCCAGTCAACCATTCCTTTGTCAAACTTACCGCCACCAGTAGCACTGTTAACCATCATTGTAAATTCTCTATAGAACTCATTAGTGTTTCTAAGCTTTCTTGATGATTGTGGGGTTTCTGCTGTTCCTGGAAACTGTTCTTTATAAACTGGGGCTCCTGTCCATTTTTCATTTACCCTGGATTCATACAATGGCTTAGCTACTGATGGAACAATTGTTTTTATAAAGTCTATTCCTTGATCCTGAGAATAGCCTATGCCCACTGGGGAGAATGCCCCAGATACTATTCCAGCCATATCCTTGCCCATTTCTACTGGTGTTCTTTTTTGATATCCAAGTATTGGTTTACTTGCCACCTCGGTTCCCATTCTTCCTAAGTTATAGAATATGTTATACCCATATGGCAAAGGAATAGCCAAAGCAAATGGCTTGCCATTAACGGTATATCTTCTGCTGTATTTATTAAATTTAACCTCGCCATCCTGAAACTTTACGCCAGGTATCGGGATAACCATAAATCTTTCTTTTTCGTGATCTGGTATCTTATCAATAAGGAGTCTTCCATCCTCGTCCTCATCTGATATTAACATTGAGTACATCTGCACAAGTGCACCAAGACCAGTAAGACCGCCGATTATATTTTTTGCGGACTTTGAAACCCCGCTCCAAACAACTTTTCCATTCTCAAATCCTATTGGGTTCATTCCTCTAAACATGTTTACAGAACCCTGAACAGATGCGTTTGCAAAAATATAAAATGCGTTAACTACAGGTCCAAGTTTTCCAGATCTGTTAAAGTTTATAGTTAAGTTCTTTGCCAGAACTGCGGCATCATCGAAGTCTTGTTTGGATGCTTTCTTTGTACCGCCAGCGGCGTTAATGTATTCTTTAAAGACAGCAAACCTTGCAGTGTTTTCAATAGCATTGTTTACATTTTCAACCATTTTAAATGTTGAGTTATAAACCTTCTTGGCGTTTACCTTTCCCTTTCCAGAGTGAACTAAAGAAAGCTCTTCCATGGCTTTTGCTATTTGATCTATGTCTTTGGCATTCACATAACCAGTCTGACCACCAAACTTCTGGAACGCATCAAAGAGTGCAAATGTTTCTGGATCTTTTTCTTGTAAGCTTTTAGTTACATAGCCATCCTTAAGCTGCCTCATTGTCTTAGCTATATTGTTGGGCTTGAACGCCTTTGCAAGATCTAGGTTCTGTGCTCTTCCTCCCTCTATCTCTTGTTCTTTTAATAAATTAAAGTACCCAGTTTGATAATCCCTAAAGAAGTTTCCAACAATAAATTCTGGAGCGAGTGATGTATATAGGCTGGAAAGTGTTCCTGTGAGTCCTCTCATTACACCAATTGACCAATGCATACTGTTATTTCCCCAAGCATCTAATCCCTTTGCTAGTCTCTCGTCTTTTATAACAATAAACTTTTGTTTGCCATTTTCCTTAAATCCTATTTTAGATTCTTTGCCATCCCACTCGTGTGGTCTTTCGTTTCTTTTTACACCCCTGACCTGCCATAGCTTCTTATCTGGGAATGTATTAACAAGCTCCGCCAAGGATTTGTCTATGAAGTTCTTTTCTCCCCGAACCACAGCCGACTGCCTTCTTATAACAGCCTGTTCTAAAGGTGGTCCTGACTCAGAGGTCCTTCCCTTAGCCTCCATTACCTCTCTTCCAAACACACTTATTCCGCCGCCAGTTGCTCTTGGTGAGCTGTCTTCAATAGTTTCAACAGAGAATCCAACTAGCGGCACATAGTATCTATATGAGCTATCCCAGTCCTCCAGGGTTTGCTCATCCACAAGATCTTGATCTCTGTATATATTTAATGTGTCCTGTTGATATGATTCAAGTAGCTTGAATGCATCTAAGAGGTTCTTACCTTTTTCATTATTTGCACTTGCCTTGTTTGTCTTTTCATCAAACTTAATTCCAATAGACTCGAGAGTCTCAATCGCTTTGTCTGTTTTTATTCCAGATCCGCTGTCTTGGTATTTTGCTAATACATTTTTTCTTTTAGTGATCTTTCCTTTAAGGACAGTTCTTTTGCTTTTTTCCGTTTCAGCAAGAAGTTCAGCCTCAAGCTCGGGTATTTCTTTGTTGTATTTTTCATTGATCTTTTTATTTCTTTCTGGGGCGTGCAGGTTTTTAAGAAAATCGTTGAACTCTTCTCTTGATATGTTGACGCTATTTAAGAACTCAGATATTTCTGTGGTTGCCTCCACAGCCTTGTCCATTCCGTACTTAACCTTTCCATGATACACATCTGTTTTTCTTACAACAGACAGTCTCCTCATTTCTTTTGGGCTAACTAATTTTCCTAGCTTTTCTTCAAAAGCTTTTAGCCTGTCTAGTTTATCTACAGCCTGTTCTTGAAAAGTTGAGAATGTTTGAAATAGTTGAGACGCATCGTTGGATGTCATTGTCTCGTAAA